AACAGCATTTATATCGTTTGCTTTAAATAGGTTTGAAGTATCACTATTCAATAGTTTCTTTTGGTATATAACCTCATCGAATATATAAGCATCGTTGTACTTATATAATGCAATCAAAGTTGTTGGATCATTTGAGTAGCCAAAGTCCATCCCGTAGCATAGCAACCTCGCTTCAATTGGCAATTTAATTTCTTGCCATTCTTTTATACAAACACCCTCCAAAGAACCAATCTGACCAAGCCCATATACTCGCCACCAGTTAGCCCAATATTCAGATGTCTTTGCTTTATCTTTTGCTTGTTCTATATCGTCTACAATCGTCTGTGGCAACGCTTCGTTATCTAAATAGGTAAGTGTAATAAAATCTGAATCGGATTGATTAGCGACCTCCTTATGCGCCCAGAAGTTTGCAGTTGGGTTAAAGTCAATCCATATATCTCCAGATGTTCTAATTGATAATTGTTGGTAAGCTTCAAATGGTACATTGTTTGCCTCATTCACATACAATACATTTCTTCTCGCACCTCTTAATTTATCTGGTTGCTCAACTGAAAAGAACTCAATATAACTACCATTTGTAAATGTGTATTTTAAAGATGATCTATTCCATTGCCCATCTCTATACCTACCAGTTTCAATCATTATTTTAAGGAAGTCTTTCATTGCTCCCCTCCTTAAATGTGGTATTGATTCAGATACTACACTTGTTTCTAAATACGGTGTTCTGATACATCTGTCAATAAGAATAGGAATAATTCCAAAAGTTTTACCAGCTGATGTACCACCTTGAATCACTTTTTTACGCTTTTTAAGAGCGTGTAACTTTCTTATCGCAGTTGTTGTTTGAAACATTCTATAAATCGAATAGCGGTTGCTCTGATGTTATTGAAATGTCTTTTGTTTCTTTTGGCTTACCAGCATAATAGTTGTAGAACATTTGCACATATTTAAAATCTCCATCTTCGATTCCTTTTTCTAATGCTTCAAATGCCTTTGGTTCTAATGGAGATAATCTCTCAATCATTTTAACCTCTTCAGCTTTTGACGGTCTACCACCTTTGTTTCCTTTTGTGCCTCTGTTGTTTGCTCTTTTGTCCATTTTTACAATCAGTTTAAATTAGTTTACTAATTATATAATAATAAATATCAGCTATTTTATTCGGTTTCCTTTTTATCTTCTGCCCTTGTCAAATTAATTGCTTTGATTATTGCTTGTACTTCCAAAGCTAATTTGTACGTTACTTTTTCAACTAATGCCAATCGTTCGTTTATTGTATGTTTTTTTTGCTTCATATATTATATTAGTTTGTCGTTTAATTGTTCAATCCATTGTCTTAATCTTGTTTTATTACAAGTACAAGGCTGGTGATATTTATGGTCAAAGTATTTTGCGTGTAATCTACACATTGTTTTAAAATCTTCGTTACTCATCTTGGAAGTAATTCTTTGTTTTACTCCGTTCCAGATTAATCTATCTTCTACCATAATTCAATATCGTTTAAGTTTTCTTGTCTTTTATCACAACCACAATCTTCGCCCCATATCTTTTTGACTATCCATTTGATACCAGTATAATATGTAATGCGTTCAATTAAATCTCCTAATTTCATTCTAAAATCTTTTTGGTTAATTTAGCTTTTGTCTTTCTGTATGTGTTATACAAAGAATGGTATGTGATGCTGGTTTTGTTTGATAGTTCTGTAATTGAGTATTCGTTTTGAATAAGGTTAAATACTTTTTTATCGTACCAATGCAAATCTTCTAATTCTTTTGATAGTGTTTCATCTGCTGAATCATAGTCAATATATTCTTGCGATTCTAAATCTAAAACCAAATCTAAAGATACTTTGTTTTCTTTTTTCTTCTTGTTATACATCTGTAAAAATGAAGTTCGTAGTGTTAAATATATGTAGTAATAATTTACATCATCTCCGTATGATATATTCAAACCCTTTTTTAGCATCCTACCGATTATAAGGTACATATTGCCAACGATATCTTCAGCTTCATCTTTGGTGCATCCAAAATTAATAACTGTATTTATCCACTTGTTGTGTGATTCAAAAACCTTTTCTAACATATATAAAATTATATTATAAATATACACATTTAAGTGTGAAAAGTTATAAACAAAAAAGAAAGTGATTCCAGAGCATAGCTACTCCAAAACCACTTTATATTATTAAATTTATACTGTATGTTTTTGATTATGTTTGTAGATGAATATTTTTGTTTTTATGTATAATATTTCATCATATATATAATAAGTTTTTATACCAAATTTACAAAATATACTATATTATTTTCTTATAGTTAAATCAATTACTATAAGTTTTTCTTATGCTTGTATCTGATGTACCCATTCTCTAAATGATTTGAATCAATCCATCCAGTAACTGGATTCATTTTATAGTTGTGCTTTCTTTGTGCAACTTCTTTGTGCTGCATTCTTTTAAACTCTTCAAGTGTTTGTTTTGCTTCCATATTTATATTTTTACCAAGTTCCAGCTAATTGTCCAGAACATTCAATTACTTCATATTCATTTTTTGCTTTCCATTCCCAAGATTTAACTCGCATTTTAACCAACTCCAATATCTCTGGTCTTTTCTCAAACTCTATATTACTAATAAACACATCTAAAGCATCCATTCCTATTTTCTTTTGCCTTGTATCAATTTCTTTTATAGTTTCCTTAAAAGCTATCTTTTTGCGCTTCTCCCTTTTAATACTCAATTCTTTTTGGTCTGAAAAATACACATCGTAAAATTGTCTGAATCTTTTGAAACTTGCATAATATGTTTCAACCTTTGTTAGTGCTTGGTATATTGATACTCTGTTTATCTTTCATCCTTTTGCTCCAAGAAACTCTGCAATCATTCTGTCATTCATATCGTTTAAGTCCTTTAATATCTTGTAGAACAAACATCTGATGTATGCATCTTCTGGTCGTCTTTGTCTACTGTTTAAATCAAACCTAGTTAGCTTAATGTAATTATCTAATAACTCATTTGCTATTTCTTCGTTGTAGTGTAATCTGTGTTTCATATTATTCAATTATTTCTGCTCCGTGTTCAAGGTTTATTTTGTCTGATGCTGCAACCAATTGTTCTTTGTCTTTTGTATAGGCAATACATACTTCTTGAATCTTTGTGAAATCATTAAAATCAAACTCATTTAAAAGCCATTTAACGAACTCTAATTTATTTGCGACTAACTTATCTCCCAAATCTTTTTCGTCCATCTCTTCGACTTTCTGATAGTAACTCGTTTCTATTTCTATTAGATCATTAATTGTTTTCTTCACATTGTTTTTTGTTCTGTGTCTAAATAATCCAGATGCTTTTGCTTCTTCTAAAAAGTGTAGGTTTACAAATGATGTTATTATTGCTCCGCTTACTTGTTCTATTTGTTTATTCGTCATAATTAAAACATTGTTAATTGTTGTTGGTGTTCTTTTAATCTTTTCATTGCAGCGTTATAATATTCAGTATCTAATTCACAAGCAGTTAAATCATATCCTAAATTATGACAAGCTATTGCAATACTTCCAGAACCTAAATGCGTGTCTAATATTTTATCGCCCTCTTTTGCGTAGTTTATTAAAAGCCATTCGTATAATTTAACTGGTTTTTGTGTTGGGTGTATTCTTGTTTCTTTGTTCTTCATATCGTGTTGTATCATTCCGTGCCAAGCAATAGAAACAAAATCAATTTTATTTAACCAACTTAACCAAGCCAATTCTCCTTGTGAATATGTAGGCATTGTGACGTGTTTATCCCAATATAACATTCCACCTTGTAAATTAAAAAAGTTTGCACCCCATACAACTTGCCTTTTACTAACTCGTTTTAACTCTGCAAAATACTCATCAGTAGGTATTGCATCATCCCATTTTTGGTTGCCATAATTCTTACTTTTAGATGCAGATTTTTTACTTTGCTTTTTATCTGTACTGTTTTTATCATCTGCATTAATCCCGTAAGGTGGGTCTACAATAGCCAAGTCAAAGTAATTATCTTCATACCTAGCCATTAGCTGCATATTATCTTCGTTTGTTATATTCATAATTTAATATCTGTTTTGTTCGTATTTCTCTTCGTTGTAATATCTCTTTGTTAATTCAATTTCATTATCAAGCAAATTGTTTAGATGCTTGTAAATAAAATTAGCATCTTCTTCTGTTAGTTGATACTCTTCTTCTTCAATCCAAATGTTAGTGTGTAGCACATCATCTTTTAAATGTAAATCAATTAAATGCTCGTCAGTATCTAAATACAAACTTACTTCGTTTGGCAATTGCTCATTGTACCAACTATCTTCTGATTCAAATTCTGGTTGTATTATTTTAATAATGTTTTTTATTTTAGTATCCATAACTTTTTGCTTTTTGTATTTCTAATTCTATATCAAATTTTAATAA